GCTTTCCCCTAGTTTGTTTCATCATGAATGTGTTGTTAATAATTCTGCGGTTTCCCGCAGTACTATTTTACAAAATCTTTATAACAATATATAGGTTAATTATCTCTGAATATAGTGAATGCGTTTAGTAGATTAGTAATTAATTATAGAGCGATATCTCATCGCATTTGGATTAATCCGAAGATGTGGTTGGTGAGGTGAGGTAGATTGTTGGAACAAGTGGGAGAGGTCGATTAAGGAAATCAATCAAGCTTAGGGTAACACCTGGGTGTTTTCGAGTAAGGAGTGCCGTCGTGGCAAAACTTGGATGCCCGAAGAAAAATAATGCGGCGAACCAACTGGTCTATGGTAAAGTTGTTAGGGATGTCATGAGGGAGCACGGATGGAGAGAACACGACATTGCGAGATACCAACAACTTGTGCTAGCTATGGTATTTATCATCAGCGACCAAGACCAAGTTGCGCATGATTTGATGCAACTCCAACCTAGCTTGAATCCAGGACAGTGTTCCTGAAGGCGCCTAGCAGAAATATCAGGGGTAGACACAAAAATTGTTCGCGGTGTTAACCCAAGTATGGTGATACGGAAGCAGGCAGCACTTACGATGAATGAGGCCAAGCGGCGAGAGTATAAATTATATCAATATACTGGCCTCGGTGTGAATATGCACTATGGAGTGCACAACCCTAGCTGGGTAAATATGAGGCGTGCTATTGTGGAAAGGGTATTAATGGTGGAGGGGCGCAATGGAGAGCTCTAAAACCCACCACGCCCATAAGCACATGCTATTGAATAGGGAGCGTCAGTGAGATTGCAACAACTAATATAAACCGTACCCACCCTCCCCCCGATGTCCAATCAGCAATTTGTTGATTGCTACTCAGGGGCAAGGAAGGAACGGTATTAGCGTGCTGCAGACTCATTACTAACTCAACCGGTATCCCGTAAGGACGCATAAATCAAAGCATTTACAAAGGCCGAAAAAATCGATTTTGGCAGTAAGCCCGACCCAGCTCCTAGGATCATTTAACCTCGTGATCCAAGGTATGGGGTGGAACTGGGAAAATTAATCAAGCATTGTGAAAAACCATTATTCAACGCTCTTAGGAGTGTATATGGGTTTCCTGTTGTATTCAAGGGAATGAATGCAATCTAGTCAGCAGAAAAATTACGAGAACACTGGGATCACTTCAAAAACCCTGTTGCAGTAGGTATTGACGCGAGCAGATTTGATTAACACGTATCTAAATAGGCTCTGTAAATGGAACATAAGGTGTGGAAAAGGATGGTACCGGAGAGTGACCGTCAACATCTTAAATACCTATTAGACATGCAACTGGAGAATTAGGGTGTTGCCTATGTCGATGGTTACAAATTCAAGTACCGTACCGATGGCTGCCGCATGAGTGGAGACATGAACACCTCAAGCGGAAACTGTATGATCATGTGCATACTACTCGGTACTTACCTCGACACATTATAAGTAGATTACAGGTTTGCTAATAATGGTGATGATTGCGTAATAATATTGGAATCTCGACACTTACAGCGGTTAAATGACTTACCAAATTGGTTCTTGTCGATGGGATTTAAAATGAAAGTTGAAGATCCTGTCTACGAGTTTGAGCAGATAGAGTTTTGCCAAACATAACCAGTTTGGGATGGTTAGCAATATCGCATGGTGCGGAACCCACACAAAGCACTTGGCAAAGATCTCACAGCTAATTGCAAACTGACTGACTAGAATATACGTGAAGTTTGGTAGGATTCTATGCGCACTGGTGGACTCGCGTTGACCACCGGAATTCCAATTTGGCAAGAATTCTATAAGATGTTCAGCCCATCAACCAAACGGGTTCATTCGCAGGAAATGTTAAAGGTGACAGAAAGTGGTTTTGCAATGATGACACAGGGAATGCATTCACGATTTGCTGAGCCCACAGCTGAGTCTAGATATTCATTCTGGCTAGCATTTGGTACATGTCCAGATGCATAAATTGCCTTGGAAAAGCATTTTAAGAGCCGTTAATTATCCCGGGGTGAACCACAAATCACCCAGAGGTGCCAGGAAAATTAGTGTTCAATCGGATTGCAATTGTTGTAGGTGGGCAGGGAAAATCCAATAATAAATTGAATCCCTTAGTTAATTATCTCCCCAATAAACCTACTACAATAGACAGCAATAATAATTAAAATGAAGTAAGCTATACCTAACGTGAGGTAGGTCTCTTAGACCTAAGCACAAGTCAAGGGTAACCTTGCTGGAGTGATCACCGTTCCGTACAAGGCACTAGTGCCTTTTGCTGGTGATTATATGTAACTCTCACTTAATCCAGCTGACCCTTATGAGTTCCCATGGTTATCCTAATTAGCATCCTGCTACAATAAGTACCGTGTAGTCTCATTGAAATTCCATTATCACTCATATACTGCCACGACCGCTAATGGGCGCTTTGCAATGGCATATTCTCAAGATCCTATTGAATTTTCATATGATTATGAGTAAATGTCAGCAAGCAATCATTATCTTCAAAATCCAGGTTGGCAGAGTGGTACATTGTCCTGTAATCCACCTAACAGATGGCTATTCACAACCAAACTAGCTAATGTTGATGATGTTAGGTTTACAGATTTTGGCACATTAACAATCAAAAAGGAAGCCACAGTAGCTGGTGCAGTGGAAGTTGAAATGGTAGTGTAGTTTAAGGACCGCACACCTAGTACACAACGCACAGAAGCATACTATACCCAATTTACTACAGAAACTCGTGGAAACTTGTTTACTGATATTAATGGGTATGATGGTTTTCGGTTTGGCCCATTGGACAATATATCACTTTTTAGCTTAAATGGTTCTACGTTCACAGCGAGAAAGAACCTCACGCTACATTATATGATTGCTCTTGGAGTTACAACGGAGTTAACTAACATCGGACCACCATCCGGAACAACGGTAGAGCATATTTACTATGATGCCCCTGTTTAAACCAGTGTAAACGATAATGTCCAAGCAATTGGCATGCTCACAATGATACAGGGCTCAAGTGTAGATTTTGGACTATGCATACCGACTGCAACCAACAAAGTAACAGGTAAAGTTTATTTGTTAGCATCCGAGGGATACACTAATTTTCCGGCTTGAGTTGAGAACTGTGTGGTTTATTTTCTAAGGCTTAAGAAGACGAGGAGCGAAAAACTGAGGGTTGGCATTCACTTAGCAATTACCTCTGGGCCGTGCGTGTTGGGGAACACGCATCTGCCTGCGCTGGGGGGTTAGTTACCCAAGCTGCGTTGTATATCGAAACTATGGTTCACAGGATATACAGTGTCCATCACGCAGTTAATCCCACCTAACGGGTTGCCGACGCCTTAAGAATAAGAAAATAAATCGTGCAGTTGGGACAGGTAAAATCTGTAAAATCTTTTACAGTGGGCACCGTGGTCCTTCC